AAAAACATCACCAGAGCCAAAATTGCAACGGACAAAAATTCCATAGTAGTTCCTTTTTCCATAGTCATAATATAGCCTAGCCAGCCAGAATAGTAAAGTTACAATTTGGTAATGTTATGTTCTTCTTTTGTTCCAAAGGCTAGTGCCTTGTTTTCATTGGATTTTTTTTCCGCAAAATATCCAATGATTTCAAGGTGTTACATAATCCAATTCTGAGCCAAAAAGCCAATATGCGGATTTCTATATTGGCTTTTTGGCTCAAAAATGGATTATGCAAAATCATATAATCCACATTTGGAAATTTTAGGGAAGATACTGTTTTTCAACCACAGGTTGTAGTGGGCGGTTAAGAGACTACTTAAGGTTGCACGCACCCAGGCCCATCCTCGCGGCCTATTTTAAAAAATATCAACCATTTCGGTGCAAAAACCTACCATCCGGCAAAAATTATGCTTGACAAAAACTATCATATAACCTATAATTCACTATGAGTGAAATTCGAATCATCCCAGAGCATCTAGTTGTCGCCAACCTTTACTTGGAGCACAATGACGTTGATATAGTTGCCGCCCAGCTAGGTATTCCTGGTGAGGTTGTAATACAGACTCTGGGTAAGAAAGATATAAAAGACTATATAACTCAAGTATACCTCGACACGGGCTACCGTAATCGATTTAAACTCGCCAGTACTCTCGATAGACTTATAGATCAAAAAATTGAAGAGGGTGTAGATACTGGCTTCTATACTAAGGCAGACTTATTAGAACTATTAAAGTTTGCTCATCAGCTTCGAATGGACGAGGCAAAACTAACAGCTCCTACTAGTCAAACCAACGTACAGATTAATGAATTTGGTGAGGGTAACTATGGGGAACTTATGAAAAGGCTCGTTGGATGATAGATATAATTTTATGGGCAGCTACGATGTTTGCTGTAGCCTATTATAATATAAAACTTTCGGGTAAGCTAATGGACGCGTCTCTTGACCGTATTACAATATCACACATCAATGCAGAGTTTCTAGCAAAGTCGTATCGCGGTAACGCTTATGGATATATTATGGCAGGAATAGCTGGTTTATTCTTTCCAATCCTTATGCACGACACCTACGTTTATACTCTAGTATTAGAGTTGACTAAACAATGGTACGTACTAGAGGCTTTTATCGTGTTTAATGTAATAGCGGCATACCACATGAGACAGGCCTATAAAGGATTCATTGTCAATACAAGATTGGATAACTGAAACGCTGAAGGTAGCAACCCCCTTTGGACTTGCTATAGCGTGGCTCTGGAATGAGCGTCGTTTGGCTAAAAAAGAAAAAGCATCATCCTCTTATAGTGAGGCGGACAGAGAACGCGCATACTCAGATCGTATGGAAGCTAGATTGCGTGTTAAAGAAGAAGAACTAGAGGCTGCATTATTAAGTCTTATGGCCGCCCGTATGGGTACTATTGATACCGAAACTATACTTACAGAACTAGTAGATGCCGACCCTGGCATGATGTTTGTGAAACGTCGTAGGGGTCTTGGTGACTTTGTAATGGTACGTGTATCTCAGGCTTATGCTGTGAAATACCTAGGTGGTAATGCTAAAGAATATGATGGGCATACAGATGCAGACATTTGGGGTGCTGAGATTGGTGCTATTTATACTGCTAACGATGTTAAGGTTTATAAAGCACAGACTGGCATTCATGTAGATGAGCCTGCAAATAGTCCTAGAACTGGAGTTACCGGACGTTTCGTTGGCCGTAAGTTCTCGGTTAGACTAGATGGAATCGACTATATAGTCGGGATAGGGAGCCATGTTGATTAAATTCTTTTGGAATAAAGTTGTTATTCCTCTGGTTGTTACGGACATAAAAGCCGTTGAGCCTGCTAAGTTATTTAAACCCACTAAGCTTTCAAATTTTATTGCAGAATCCGAAGGTTTACGACTAGTTGCTTACCTTGACGCGGCTGGTGTGCCAACAATCGGATATGGGCATACTAGCACAGTTAAGAGAAGTGACGTTGGTGTGTTGACGATTACACGTGATAAAGCGCATGAGCTATTATTGCAGGATCTTAAATGGGCTTCGATGGCAGCGTACGCAATAACTGGACTTTCTAGCGGTGATGTACATGATGGGATTACAAGTTTTATATTTAACCTTGGTCCCGGTGCATTACATGGCAAAAGTACTCAGATTGGTCGTCATTTATTAAATAAAGAATATACTGCAGCCTACTATGGAATGCAGAAATATGTGTTCGCTGGTGGTCGTAGACTGCCTGGTCTAGTAACTAGACGACGTAAAGAAGGAGAATTAGTAGTTGGCGTTCCCGGTAAGTCCTAGCATTGGAGACACTTATGATGAGGGGTCAGTCCGTTTTTATTTTGACGGGGTGGCTTGGCTTGTTAAAGGGCCTATTGGAGCACAAGGAACTACTGGAGCTCAGGGCTTTGCAGGACCGCAGGGTAGTACTGGAATACAGGGTAGTACTGGTATACAAGGCGTTACTGGCACTGGTATACAGGGTCCAGCTGGCAGTGTACAGGGTATACAAGGCGTACAGGGATTATTAGGTGTACAGGGTACTACTGGTGCCGGGACACAAGGTACACAGGGTGCTACTGGAACACAGGGCACTACTGGTGCCGGAACACAAGGTACTACTGGTAGTAATGGTTCTCAAGGAACTACGGGCAGCACAGGTACTACTGGTAGTAATGGTTCTCAAGGAACTACAGGTACATCCGGTACTACAGGTAGTACTGGTTCTCAAGGAACTACGGGCAGCACTGGTAGTACGGGCAGCACTGGTAGTACGGGCAGCACTGGTAGTACGGGCAGCACTGGTAGTACTGGTTCTCAAGGAACTACAGGTACGTCCGGAGCAACAATTCTAGGTTCAAACAATACTTGGAGCGGGAATAATACCTATTCTACACCTTTAAAAACTACTAGAACAGGGGCAGCTTCTAACCATATTTCCATAGAACGTACTGGGGCAACTGCGTCACTTGCTACTATTGGTAACGTGGGTAACTATGTAGAGTTTGGTTATAATGGTACCGGCTATACGTGGGATGTATCTGGCGTTCTTAGAATGACCCTAATCAATACGGGTTTACTAATACCAAATAATATTACTGCAACAGGCAACGTTACTGGTACAAATTTTATTAGCACAGCCGTTAGTAGTCGTGCTAAATTAAGCGTATGGAGCGGTTCCACTTATGGCATCGGAATGGGTAATTCATATACATACGGTCAGTTAAATGACTACGCCATGACTTTTCAGATGAGCTCTAATGCAGCTCGTGGTTGGTGGTGGGGAACATCGTCACATACAAATGCTCAGGGGTCTATGTCCCTAAATACAGAGGGTAAACTTACTGTTTTACACAGCGTAAATGTTGGCACAGCGTATTCAATTTACCCAGGATCGGTGAACGCTTCCGGCTGGTTCCGCTCTGAAGGCAACAGTGGCTGGTATAGTACCACCCACGGCGGCGGCATCCACATGAGCGATACGTCGTGGGTGCGAGTCTATAATGGTAAGGCTTTCTACGTGTCCAACCAAATCGCAGCGACCGGAAACGTCACCGCGTATTATTCTGATATGCGCCTAAAATCCAAAGTCGCTAATATAGAGAATGCCCTAGATAAAATATGTTCCTTAGCAGGGTTTGTTTATAAGGAGAATGATTTAGCTAAAAGCCTTGGCTATAATAGCGATAAAACCCAGGTAGGTCTTTCTGCACAGGAAGTAGAAGCAGTATTACCAGAAGCAGTATCTTTAGCTCCTGTGGATATGGAAACCCATGAAACATCAGGAGAAATAACGTCAAAGTCTGGAGAAAACTATTTAACAGTGGATTACTCTAGGCTAATTCCCCTTATAGTAGAAGCTATTAAAGAGCTAAGGGCAGAAGTGAAAGAGTTGAAAAATGACAACGCCTAGTGGTACAATAACTATGGCCGATATTCAAACAGAGTTTGGGGGCACTAACCCCATTTCTCTATCAGAGTATTATGCGGCTGCTAGCGGCGTGCCCGCGAGTGGCACAATTAGCATGAATGACTTGAGGAATAAATCTTCGGCAGATACTACCCCAGATGCCGTTGATTGGGCCAATATTAACCCAGGTAACAGCGTTGGCACTACAGCTACAAAAACAATTACTGGTATTACTGCCACCACTACAATAACCTTTAGTGTAACTGCTGGCTTTGGTGTAACGGCAGTAAAAAATGGCACAGGAGGTTTCTCTAGCCCAATCACCGTAGTTAATAACGATACATTAGCATTTACTGTTACAAATTTTTTAGTGTCTGGTTCTACAAAGACTGTTACAGTAAATGCCTCGGGTGTTTTATTAGATACCTTTACTGCAACATTACTAGGCGCTGTCTAGAAAGACAATTTATGAAATTAAGTAGAGATACAGTATCTAGTAATAGTATAACCGATTTTAGCGAGGAACCCAATAGGTTTCTTAAGCTAAACATCGAAACCTATCTGCAGATGCTCAAGATCGAGCCTCTAGACCCTCAGATAGCCATTATTAATGCTATCAATGACCCAAGGTACCGTTTTGTATGTGCGGCTGTGTCGCGTCGTTTGGGTAAGACATACATCGCCAATATAATTGGTAACATTGTGTCTCTAGTGCCTGGTAGTAGTGTACTTATTATGTCACCTAACTATCGACTGTCACAAATTTCTTTTGAATTACAGCGCGGTCTGATTAAACACTTTGGCGTAGAGGTAATTAAAGATAACGCTAAGGATAGTACGATTGAGCTTATTAACGGTTCTACAATTCGTATGGGTTCTGTTAACCAGGTAGACTCTGTTGTTGGGCGTTCCTATGACCTAATCATCTTCGACGAGGCGGCTCTTACTAGCGCCGGTGAAGATGCATTTAATGTGGCTCTACGACCTACACTAGATAAGCCAAATAGTAAGGCTATCTTCATCAGTACACCTCGCGGTAAGAATAACTGGTTCTGTAAGTTCTATGAGCGTGGTTTCAATGATGAGACACCAACCTGGTTTAGTGTACATGCTACATGGCGCGATAACCCGCGTGCTGATCCTAAGGATATTGAAGAAGCTCGCAGCAACATGAGCGATGCTGAGTTCCGTCAGGAATATGAAGCTGACTTCAGCATGTTCGAGGGTAAGATTTGGGACTTTAACTTTGAGACTCAAGTACGCGACCTGTCTACTCTAGACCTTAGAAAGATGGACCTATTTGCCGGTATGGACGTTGGTTATAAAGATCCAATGGCATTCGCGCTATTTGCATATGACCATGATACGGAGCTATATTATTGCCTAGCAGAATATTACGACAACCAGCGCAGTACCCGCGCACATGCAAAAGCTATTCAGCATTATATTGATAAGTACGGCGTAGACTTTATTTACGTTGACAGCGCAGCGGCGCAGTTCCGTGCTGATCTTGCTGCAGACTATGATATTTCAACCTTTAATGCGAAAAAGTCAGTGCTAGATGGTATCAGCCATGTTAGTGCTATTATTGAAAAAGATCGTCTTATTGTAGATGTTAACTGTAAAGAAGTTCTCAAATCTCTAGAAGCTTACCAGTGGGACCCTAAAGCAATGCTTGTAAATGAGCGTCCACTACATAACGAATATAGCCACATGGCTGATGCAATTCGTTACGGATTATATAGTTTTACTACCGGTTTTGTATCATTCTAAAATGGGATATCCCAGAAATTTTTTAATTGACAAAGTAATGCTGTTCACCTATAATATGTGTAGATAAGGAAATTTAGATGAAACCGAGAGACTATATTAAGTATGTCCGGGACAAAGCAAAATCTGCCTATGAAAAACGCGACCAATGTGAGGTTTGTGGAGATAAGTATGACTTAGACCTACATCACTTTGCTAGCCTTACTGATCTATTCGCAGTTTGGTGTAGACGTAATAAAATACGTATTACTAGTGCTGATGATGTTGTAGACGTAAGAGAACGTTTTATAGAGGAAAACCATAAAGAGCTTTACGAAGATGTGACAACGCTGTGTCATAAACACCACCTATTACTCCATAGTATATTTGGAAAGACGCCAGCGATTACAAGCGTGAAGGCTCAAAGGAAATGGATTGATGTCCAGATTAACAAAAATACTTGAGCGATTCACTGGTGAAAAGCTCAATCCCTCTCAGCCGCATATTGCGCGCAGCGAAGGTTCTACTATACACCCGTTACCCAATAGCTATTGGGGATACTTCGAGTCTCTAGGTATTGTTAACCGAGCCGTTAATATGCTCGTAGACTCAGCATCACAGATCGATATCATCCTAGATAATGACACTATTAAGCAGAAAGTACCCCCAAAAAAGGGAATTAGACGTGATTTAGTTGACAGAGTTCTTAATGAAGAACCTAACCCATTTCAGGATATTTCATCTTTTCGTAGATTATTATATACGGACCTAATTACTGAAGGTAACTGCTTTGTCTACTTTGACGGAGTTCACATTTACCACCTTCCGGCACACCTAACAGATATACTTACAGATGAATCAGTATATATCGAAGGTTATAAATGCGGAACAATTAGTTATGCTCCTGAAGAAGTAATCCATATTAGAGATAACTCAGTACGCAGTATTTATCGAGGAGCCTCTAGACTAAAAGCAGCAGAAGTTAATATGCGACTATTGCTTCGTATGACAAACTTTCAAGACACATTCTTTCAAAATGGAGCAATTCCAGGTCTTATCCTTAAAAGCGAAAACGCACTAAGTGAGAAGATTAAAGAGAAAATGATCGAAAGCTGGCTAAGTGCTTATTCACCAGAAAAAGGTGGTAAGCGTCCTCTCATCCTTGATGGTGGGCTAGAGCTAGATCAGCTAAGTAACACAACGTTTAGAGAACTAGACTTTGATATTGGTATTAAAACACAGGAAAAGGCTATTCTTACAGCTTTAGGTATTCCACCGATTTTACTTGAGGGTGGTAATAATGCTAACATCAGGCCTAACCAGCGCCTATTTTATATCGAAACCGTTATCCCGTTAGTGGATAAACTAGTAAAAGGATTTGAGCGCTACTTTGGCTATAAACTAATTCCAGATAATGATATCCCAGGCCTACAGCCTGAACTTCAGGATCAAGCAACCTTCTATACAGCACTAGTTAATGGTGGTATTATTACTGTCAACGAAGCACGTAAGGGTCTAGCTTATGATGATATGGATGGCGAGGATGAGCTACGAATACCGCAGAATGTTGCAGGTAGCGCAGTAGACCCATCAAGCGGTGGCAGGCCTGCTGCGCCAAAGGACGACGAAACATGAAAAAGCTCATTACTAAAGGAGCACCAGAGAATAAGAACCTACTAGTTTTTACGTCTCATATTAAAGTTATTAAAACGGATGGTGATACTATTACTATTCGTGGGATGGCTTCTACTAAAGAGACGGATAGAGTAGGCGATATTATGGATCCAGAATGCTGGAATAAAGGCGGTCTGGATAATTATAAGAAAAATGCTATAATCCTGTTTAATCACGATTATGACAAACCAATCGGAAAAGCGACAGAGTTTAAAGTTACAGATGGGGGTCTGGAGATTACTGCTAAAATTAGCAAAGCAGATCCTTACATTGCTAAACTTATCGAAGACGGCGTACTATCGGCGTTTTCAGTTGGCTTTCGAACAAGAGATTCAGACTATGTCAAGGAAACTGGTGGTCTGTTGATTAAGGATGCTGAACTATTTGAAGTGTCCGTAGTATCGGTGCCAGCTAACCAGTCAGCACTTTTTGATGTTGTAAAATCATTTACACCAGAACAATATAGTCAGTATAAGAAATCACTGACCTTACCAGATCCTGGTACAGTCGCAGTAGATGCTGCGAAAGGAAAACTAAAAATGAACGAAGAAGAACTAAAGGAAATGATTGCTAAGCTACTTGCTGATGGCTTTTCTGCTCAAGAAGCGAAGGCTAAAGCCGAAGCAGAGCAGAAGCGTCTAGAAGTAGAAGCAACAGAAAAAGCCGCTGCAGAAGCAGCTAAAAAAGCTGCACTAGAAGCTGAACTAGAAGCTGCTAAAGCTCAAGTTACTAACGTGTCCTCAGGCGTTGAAAAGCTCCTAGCTGACATTGAAAAGCGTTTCTCTGAAAAAGAGATGACTAGCCGCAAAGAACTTGACGAGCTCAAGAAAACCCTAGCGGATAACGCAACTGATATGGAAGCACTTCGCAATTCTAAGCGTAGTTTCCAGGCACAGAAGACAAATGATTGGCAGAAAGCTGCTGAACCAGAACTACGTGATGCGTATATGATGGGTCTTCTAACAGACAAGGGTTGGAATTCTGCACTTGGTCAATCTACGATTGAAAAAGTTAATGCTATGTCCGGCCTAGGTGTTGCTGCTACTACAGCTGCTGTGTATGAAACTGTTGTTTCTACAGCTATTGAGCGTGACATTGAGCATATGCTAGTACTTGCACCGCTTTTCCGTGAAATCCGTATGACTGCTGCTAGCATGATTATGCCTATCATGCCTGACGCTGGCTACGCTGAATTCATCGCCACAAAAACACTAACGAATACAGGTATCAACGCTCCTGAAGGTAACCTATCTACTCGTGGTGACGCAGAAGGTTCGCCTTACGGTGGTGTTGATCTTGGTACGCAAGTGCTTACAACTAAGAAGCTTATGTCTCTTAGCTACCTTGCTAACGAAACAGAAGAAGATGCAATTATGCCGATTCTTCCGCTTATCAACGAATCAATGGTTCGTTCGCACGTTCGCGCTGTAGAGCGCTCAATGCTTCTAGGTAGCTCAGGTATTGGTTCTTATGACGGTCTAACTGTTATTGCTAATACAAACAGCAAAGTACTTACATCACCTACTGCTTTCGCAAGTGATGCACTTACAACTGACGACCTACTTGGTATGCGTCGTTCCCTTGGTAAGTACGGCACACGCCCAAGCGACGTTGTTTACATCGTTTCTGAAAAAGCTTGGTATGACCTTCTGGAAGACCCAGAGTACAAGGACGCTAGCCTAGTTGGTGATGCAAATGCAGTTAAGCTAACAGGTGCTGTTGGTAAAGTTTACAACTCTAACGTAATTCTTTGCGACGAGTTCCTAACAGCCGCAACTGGCGCATTCCACGCGATCGCCCTAAACGCACGTAACTTCATCGTTCCACGTCTTCGTGGCGTAACGCTGGAATCACAGTACGTACCACGTCTACAACACCGTGAGCTTATTGCCACACAGCGTCTAGGATTCGACGAAATCATCCCAGGTGCTTCAGCTGTTGTTGCTCGTAAGTACGCTGCTGCTTAGTAATTAGAATACCGGGGGCGCAGAGATGCGTCCCCATCTCTAAAGGAACCCATGGCTGAATTAGTTACCCTTAATGAATATAAGAGTTACCGTGGAATCACGGGTGTAACTGATGATCCCAAGTTAAACGTTATTATACCATCTATTAGCAAGCTAATTAGAAACTACTGTGGTAGATCTTTTACTGAATACTTCGCAACCGACAAGGTTGAAGTATTTTCACTTAAGATCCCACAAAACGTAGTATTTCTAGAAGAGGTCCCTATTGTTTCTGTAACCTCGGTTAAGGAACTGGCTTCTCAAGACGAGGCAGCTACATATACGACGCTCACTAGCTCACAATATAAGATTGATACTTACTACGATGCAATTTATCGCATTGAAGGATCAGTACGACAAGACTATCCATGCGGCATTAATGCAGTGGAAGTTACTTATAAAGGCGGCTTTGCGTCTACTCCAGCAGACCTTAAACTTGCTATAGTTGACATGATAACATACTATTTAAAAGAAGAGCATAAGCCTGAGATGAATCACGCTAGCTTTACTATTCGCAATGACCCTTCTAAGCCTCAATTTCCTGAGCATATAAAAAGAGTATTGGACCTGTATAAAAATGTTTAAATTTGATGACATGATAGCTAAAAAGAGTGCTTTTCCTGGCTTAAAAATACAGGGCAATAATAATGTAGTAGAAGAGATAATGAAGCGTGTTAGAAATAACATGAAAAGAGGTACTACCGCTGACCGTAAAAGTCTTGATGCTATGAAAGCACTATTAGTAGTAAACAACAAGTCCATAGAAAAACTTGATGCCAATAACTTTAGCGAAGTGCTGTCTCCCAACGATCCTAGTAAGGCTATGGACGTAGTTAATAAAGGGGTATTCTATGTACTAGCTCCTGGGCTAACTGAAGCGTCCGCAGCCCAAAGGTATAAAAACTTTGGTGCTGCTTTAAAAGCGGCTACTGAATACGTAGGCACTAAAGTAAATAAGGAGTATGCTAGTTTTAGAAAGCTATTAAAGACTGGGAGAGAGAAAGAAGCACTTGACCTAGACCAGGACACGGATACTTTATTTATTCATTATATTAACGCTCCTATAAGTAAAATGACTGCGCAAACTATGGCAGAGGCTTTTATGAGAGAATCCTACGATGCTTGGGACGCAGAGAGTGGTAATGATTTATGGGGTATTGAAAGTGATAAACTAAAACTTGTCTATAAAGAGGGAAGTCAAGAAATAGGCAAGTTTGATATTCTAGGTAGAAAAAGTCTAAAGTATATATTTAAATACGAAAATCCAGACGGTTTTGAGCATCAATATACCTTAGTTACTGTTAAAGTTACTATTGACCAAGGGCCCTCTCTGAATCCTATAAGCCGTGCTGATCCTAAAGTTGGTATATCAGAAGCCTTATTAGATGAGAATCAGAAGCCTACTGTAGCTGTTAAGTCAACCACAGCCTCAACACGTAGTACTAAAACAGGTAGCAAGCCAATTCTCGATCTAGAAAGAGAGCTAGTTAAAGAGGGTATAACAATCTTTGACTATGGGCACATAGTATCTGCAGGATATGCCAAGCTTAAGAATATGGAAACATCCTTGGCTTCTGCGCTAGGAAAAATAGATTCCAGTGTTAAAGGGTGGCAAAAACTAAAAAATATGACTCTAACTATAGGTAATATAGCTGCCGTAGCAAGAAAGCTAGATAGTATACTAGAGGATATGGATACTGCTCAAGGTGTAACGACTAAAGATGTTATTAACGTATTATTAACAGAAAATATAAATGCAGATTTTCTGTACTATACAACTAAAGTAGGCGGCATAGTAACAACAACTAAAGGCCCCTCTAGAGTCATGACAATAGACGTCGATGGAAAGGTAGAGACGGAAATACTAGCTACGGTGGAGCGTCGTGGATTCAATGCCCAAAGTAAGGGTAAAGTAACTGCGATGCTATTAGCTATATTGGACAAAGAGCTTAAGGGCAACTTTGATAAAGTTTTATCGCAGCCTGATATTATTGCTATGTTAGCTGATTCTAACGCATATCAATCTGGCTCTGACTCTTTAATGAGTGCCGCAATAAAAACAATATTTGGCGCAAGAAATAAAATTGATAAGGGCTCCGGGAAAAAAGTAAGATCTTCTGTAAACAAGAAAGTATCTTTTTTGTCTGCAGCTAGGGGTGTTGCAAAGATTAAGTCTGTTTATAAAAAAGGAAAAAGAGACAGCAAAAATCCTTCTGTAAAAAAAGCAGTTAGGTCTCCAGCACCTACTACATTCTCTGGTAATAATCAAGTAGATAATACTTCTTTCGTGGGATTAATAAATAGTGCTATAAGTCAGGAAGTGGCTAGCAGGATGACGGCCCCAGGGCTAGAGAATAGAACAGGTAGATTTTCCAGGTCTGTGCGGGCAAATCTATACAAAAATAATACTATATTTTATTCATATATGTATAGCCCATACGAAGTATTCTCTAAGACTCGGGGCTCCTATCCATGGAATTCTGTAGTTGAAAGGGACCCCGCAACTTTAATTGAAGCAGCTATGCGCTCTATATTGGCGGAGTATGACCCAACTAGAGCTTCGTTATTAAAATTTGCGGAAGGATAAGATGAGCGTTTCTAGAAATTATACAAGTAGACGTACTTCTATTACGTCTAGTTTAGTAGACTTGTTTAGAAGTATTAATGGTACAGGTACATTTTTGTCAGATGTTAGTGGTAACGTGTACCCATACCTTAAATTTTTATCCGATATGGCGGATTTTCCCGCGATATGTGTAGTGGCTGGGCAGGAGTCTAGAGATTACCAAAGTTCTGGGTACAAAGATAGGTACCTATCTTTTAGGATAATAATTTTTGTTAGTGAAGAAAACCCACTAACTAGGTTGGACGCAGTATTAGAGGACATTGAAACTTTAATAGAAGATAATGGTAGGCTACTATACAAGGATAAACTTGGGCAGACCCAAGCAACACACGATATAACAGTTCTTTCTTTGTCTACTGACGAAGGAACATTAGACCCTATTGCCATCGGAGAGATGAGCGTACGGGTCCATTACTAGGAAACTAGTTAGGAGAGAAAACTAAATGGCATTATTTCTAAAAAGAGACACTAAAGTGTACCTTGAGAAAGTAGGCG